TAATTCTCATAGTATTTTCTTCTATATCTATAGAGGTATTATTCATAGATATATAATCTTGAATAGCAGCTTTTGGTATAAGTCCATCAGCGTAAGACCTTTCAACAGACTTTAAGAAATCTCTCATTCCCACAAACTTTAGTTCATTAAGAGTGTTTCTATCTCCAACTCTTTTTATTTCTTTTATCCACTGTTTTGGTGTACCACTGTTTATGTCTGTAAATTCTAAAGCAGAATCTAATGCTGAAAACCCATTGTCTCCATATGTTTGAAACTTAACTTCTGGCATTGACTGAGCTACTGCATATCCTGCTCTACTTGTGGAAAACTTTCCTTTTTCCAAGTATTTCTCACCCCTATAAGATTCTACTAGGTCCTCAATAGGAATAGACTTGTTAAGAACAGTTATTGGACTCCCTTTAATGAGATACCTGTAAGACTCATGAATTGGCCCATCATAATCAGATGATTGTGTATCAACAATTACATTAGGGTCGTTTACATCAATTTGAACCATAGAAACTACACTTGAGTTCCTAATATTTTTTAAGTCTGGGTCATTTACCCAATCTAAAATTGCATCTGAACCAGGTAGTCCAAATTTATTCATTGTACTGTCTTTGGATTCAACAATTTTTTCAATAAATGATTTTCTTGCAGCAAAACTTAGTTGCTCAAATATAGGCATAATCTCACCTAAATCTTTTATGCCTTTTCTATTGCCTAGTAATTTTTTTTTGTCTATAGCTTCTCTTATAGCCCTATTATTTAATTTCCCATTTATAAATTCTAGAACATCTTTTTTACTAGCTGTTTTATTATCTATAGCATTTTGGAACTCTTTTATTATATACTCAGACATTAATAAACTTCCCTCTATACCTCTGTCTCCTGTAATCATTACTGCAACCCTGCCATCTGTTGCTTTAGCAGAGTTAATAAGTCTTGTTCCAATTGCAGGACCATGCACAGCCCAAGCATAACCTTTAAAAGCGTATGGAAAATACATTCCACCTTTAAACTCCATTTCCACCCCTGTTGGCGACTTAACATTACCTGTTAAAGCTCTATCTGCTGCTATAACTGTAAATGTTTGCCCCTCATAATCACCTCTATCTGCTCTTATAACATCTCCCTCTTCAAATGTCCTCTCTACATTATCAACATTAGTGGGTGAGACATCTTGACCAACATCACTGTCTATGCTGGTCATGGTTACATTTTCTGCAATAACTTCACCTGGGATAGAATTGTCAACTTGTCTTTTAATTGTTGGCTTAACTTGACCTCTGGCCTTCTCGTTAACTGTCATCCCTCTTGATGTAGACTCTTTGAATATTTGTGCAACGTCATCTATATTGGTTAAGTTACTTAACTCTTCTAGACTTATGTTTACAGGATTATCAGTTTCTATTCCAAGTATTGAACTTATAGTTGATTTAGCGTAACTAATAGCTTTGTTTAAAGTGCTTTGATTATCATCAAACTTTTTAAGACCAGCATCTGCTAAAAACTCAGCTAGTGCTTCAGCAAGTGGACCATTTGAATCATATTTATTAGTAACCCTTTTTCTATCTACATTGCCATTTTTATCCAATGGTGTTTTTCCACTTTTGTCTTTTGCATATCCTGATTTTGGATTATATCCAAAGTCTAAATATTCCTTTGGTAATGTTTTTTCTATGCTCTCAACTAATTGCTTAGCATTTTTATTTCCCTGTTTAGCATATTCAAATATAGATGTTACAAATGGATGAGCTGCCTCATGGAATAGTGTATTGTCATTAGCTAGCTCAAAATTAATATGCATTACTGCTTCATTACCTAAACCACTCTCTAAATTAAAACCATTACCTCCTACAGCTAATTTAACTGCCTCGACAGGGTTAAATCCTTGGTTTATAAAGTATTCAACTTCTGATTCAGTATTATCATGTATAACAACACTTTGTCCTTGTGTTTGAAAAAGGTTCTTAGCTTGTTTTAATATTCTAACTTTTGCCCTGTATTCTGCACCCTCAAACTTGTCGTACTCTTCTATTAAGGAGTCTATATCAGTTCCAGACCTTGAGTCAAATAAGGGCTCAGTAGACCTCTTCTCTTGCTTTATATTTTCTTTTTTATTTCTTTTAGATTGATTAGATTTTTCTTGTTTAGCTTTCTGTGATTTTGTCTGATATTCTTGACCAAGCTCATTTATAGCCTCATCTATCATTTGTTCTACATCCTCCATTGTTATAACCTCAACACCACCAGCGTTAAGAATATCGTTTGTAACTTTATTAGAAGCAGCATCAAACTTAACATCACTATCTGTTAAGATGTTTACACCATCTATTTCTCTAACTTTATTTAGAAACTCTCTTTGAGAAATGTCTCCATTGTTTCTTCTTTTTTGAAGTCTCCTAATCTTAGATTTAGTTTTATCTTTATTAACAATTAAATCTCCAACTTTATCGTCAATAGTAATCACTCCACCCAAAGCACCTGAATCATCTTTATATAATCCAACTATTTCTCCAGAATTTTGTCCATCTATAGTAAGATTATTATTATTATCAACAGATATATTTGCCCCCTCATATTGAAGGCCAACAGTCCCCATTCTCATATTCCCCCTCTTAACACCTTTGATTTTCACACCCCTACCCCTACCTATAGGTTTAAGTATGAAATTACCATTTTTGTCTTTTGCAAGTATTCCTTTTTTACCTTTGTAAGAAACCCTTTTACCTATGTTTTGATTGAGGGTTGTTTTTTCTGATTCTGTTGCAGCCTGTTCAGTATCTTTTCCAACACCTTCAGTTTCAGTTCCTCTGGCAGTTCTTCCAGCCTCTGTTCCAGTTGCAGTGGTAGTTGTTGTTTCATCTTTTTTTACTTTTAGATTGTTAATATCTTTTTCTATTCTCTTATATAGAGTTAGTTTCTTTTTATCTACATCTGTCATCTTATCTGAGTCCATATTGTCCAACCTCTTTATATCCTCTGATAAAGCAGCTAAATATAACCTTTTCTGACTCTCTGTAGTAATTGAATTAGATGACAACTGTCTTATAAGTGCTTTAGCCCCATCTGGTATGTCAGTGTTTTTCATAAAACCTTTGACATAGTTATTTACTGCATTGTCATTTTTAATAGCAAGGTCACTCATAACCTTTATTGGGTCATTCCCCTTGAGTATTTTGTTTATAGAACTATCGTAATCTTTTATTCTATTTTTCATTAACTCAGCTTGAACAGGGTCTAGAGAACCTTGAAGTGCTTCAGCAACTTTCTTGCCTTCCACTAAGTTTAAAAGCTCTCTTTTAGATAGGTCATTGTCATAAAGTTTATTTTCTCCAACTAAATTATCTAACTCTCCAAAAAGGTTAGTTAACTTGTCTTTCATTTTTTTAGCGTCAGTTTGAGTAAACTTGGTTTTAGGGTCAATGTTTTTACCAACCATGTTGTCTATGTATGAAAAAATATCTGACTTTCCACCCTTAGACTTATAGTTGTTGTAGGAAGTTAAAAGAGCATCTTTATATAAGTCATCTACTATATAATCTCTACTTGTGTTTACATTAGATACAAGAGTTGTACCACCCCCAAGTAAAGCACCAATTAAAAACTCTTCTGCAGACCTTCTACTTAAACCCTCTGTTTCAAAGTTATATTCACGATAATAATTGTCTTTAAGTGCATCAACACCTAAACTTTGAAAAACCTCTTCAGAACCTTCCATGGTTCCATAAAAAAGCGTATTATTTATAGTGTTTCTTCTAATTATTTTATCTACTGCATCTTGCTTTGTTGTTCTAGAAAGTGCATCAAAAACTTCATTTGCTGCTAGCTTTTTAGTTGATGCATTAAGCATACCAAAATCAGGTGTTAATAATTCTATTGCACTAACTATAGCACTAGCTTCATTACCAAACCTAGAAGCATCTCCAGGTAATAAACCCTGTTTAATAGCCTCTTCTCTAAATCCATGATACATTCTTAAGTTTGTTGCTCCAGTTAATCCACCTGCAAAAGCATATCTTTGTGCTTTTAGACCAGCACCTAAACTTTTTGCTCTACCTCTAGTTAACCATGCAAGTCCCATGTCTACAGCAAAACCACCACCTGCATGTAAAACATTATAAAGAGTATTTCCCCATTGATAACTTTCCTCTATAGGGTATGTTTCTTTATTTTCATTATATTCTTTTACTACTTTATTATATTCATCTGTTCCACCTTCAACTTTTAATCCATCTTTATTTAGGATGTGCTTTATTCTTCCTTTATCGTCAAAGTAAATGCTGTTTCCATCTACATTTGAAGAATAAACTTTACCTAAAGCTTCAGCATTATTAAGTGCAGTTGGTTTTGGTATATTAAATGGAGATGTTTCCCAAGCCTTAGCAACCTCTCTTGATATTTTATCTGTAAAGTCATATTCATTTTCATAAGAGAATATACTTTTTATTTGCTCAGGAACACTAGCAATACCTTTTAGCATTGTTCCAGTTAAGTCTGAAGCAATTTGAGCTAGAGCAAAAGCTGGAACTGCTGTCCAAGGTGTGTTCTTCCACTCTTTATCTATCTCCTGTTGTCTCTTTATTATTTTATCATAATGGGATTTCCATATTTCATTTTCTCTAGCTGCATTGATATATTTAACAGACTCATTGTATCCACTTGAAAGATTGTTTATAACACCTAAATTGGGGTTGTCTTCAATTATTTTATTTTGTTCTCCTAATAGATTTTTATATATTCCATTATACTTTTCGTTATAGTCTTTAACTAAACTATTATAACTATCTATATCTTGCTCAGACATATATCTAGTATCAACAAATCCATATGCAGTTTTAGGATATGAGTTAATTAGTTTTTGTTGTTTTACTAACCAGTCCTCCATCAAAGAAAGTTTTTTACCAACCTCTATTGTTTGTTCATTAACACTCTCTGGAATGCTATTTTCCAAGCCCTTTAACATACTGTTTGTCTTACCTAAAACAAACTCTCCCATATTAATTTTAAACTCTTGCTCTAAAAGCTCTTTTTTATCTCCACTACTTTTCTCTATTTCTTGTTGATAATAGTTTGATAAAATTGGATTAAACTTGTCATATAGTTCTTTTATTTTTACATAATTCAAATCTCTCAAGTATTCAGGATTTTCTTGAGATAACTTTATCATCTCAGGTATTGCAGAACTATTTGCTATAAGTGGGTTTCTACCCTCTGAGTCTTCAGGTGATATAACAATTCCTGTTTCAGTATGTTTGTAGCTTCTATTTCCTACATGCTCCCATCCACTGTTTAAATATTGTTGTATAACTTTTCTTGGTCTATTTACTAATTCATTAAAGTATTCGTCAGATTTCCACCAAGGGTCTGTTATGCCAAATCCCTTTTCTTTAACTGCTCCTGGAGTACGACCTCCAGTGACCATAAGCTCCTCAGACTCTAGCTTGTCTCTTAAGTGTTTTAACTCTTTTTCAGTATATAATGAAGATACATCTTCTATATTAAAATTAGAGTATGTATCATCTATTTCAGATAGTATCTTATTTTTTTCTTCTTTTGATACTCCTGAAAGATTTAACATTGGAGTGTCTCCTGAAACCCATCCATCATCAGAAACATCAGACTGGTTTGTTTGAGAAACTCTATCTATAGTTTCCATATTTCCCTCAGGAAGTGCTGAGGGTTCAGAGTTGGTTAAAGGATTTCCAAGTCCTTTTTTAAACTGTATATGAACATGCTCTTTTCTAGTTCCCTCTGACTCTAAAATAATTCCAGTACCCCCATCAGCTCCTTCTGTCCATTTTTCAGCCCAAGCTTTACCTTCCTCAGTTGTGTTAACCCAATTTAAAAACACCTTTGCTGAATCGCCTGTAAGGTCTATAGCCATTCCATGTAAATGGTAAGAGTGGTCATGTCCCCCAACGCTTTTATTTAGCTCTTCATCTCTATAAGCACTCTCAATATTAAGTAGTGGTTGCTCTGGCCACACATCTCTTACTTCAGCTAAAGCCTGGTTTACAACAGGGTTTACTGCATTGTTAGTTAACCCCCCTGTTAGGGATATTTTATCTTCTTGGGTAAGGATAGGGACTAAGCTTTCTCTAGATACAGCCTTAGTTGGGTCTGTTTTTATAAGCTCTTCATCAGCTTCTTCATTTATGGTTATATTAGGCGTGTTGTTATTTTCTTCTTGTTTATTATTAAAATCATTTACTTTATTAACAAGAATTTCAGAAGTGCTTTCGTCATTTTGAATATCTATATTATTGTCTCCATTAACAACTCCCTCTATAAATTCATCATTATTTATAGATTCTAGTACAGATTCTTTAGAAGTGTTTTCGCCATTTATTGTGTATACTGGAGTGTTTTCTTCAGCTTGTAAAGAGTCCAAACCAATATTTTCCAACTCTGATGTACCATCTTCCACATCCAATAAGTCTTCTTCGCTTTGGTCTTTTTTTTTTAAGACATTCTGATACTCAGGATATTTGGAAAGAACCTTATCAACCAATTCTTGGTTATCCATCGATTGATACTGTGGATATTTTTCCTTTAACCTTTGGGCTAATTCTTCTATTGTTATTTTATCGTCTTGAGTCATTATAATATACCTAATGGGTCTGGATTATTATTTTGTTGATTCTGATTCTGAACATCACCTGTTAAGCCATCTAAAAAAGCTTTAGTTTGATTTGTTGCCTGTATTGTTAAATTGTCATAAGTTTCTATATTTCTAGATGTTTTACTTGGGTCAGTTGAACTTCTAATATCTTTAATTCTTTCTTCATAAAATCCAGCTTCTACTATGGCTGGAACCAAAAGACCCTTACTGTCTTGAGTTTCAGTATATTGTATTCCAAGATTCCCTAATTTCTTTTTCTCAGATGTTCCACTAAAAACAATATTTCCATAAAGAGCAACTTTAAACTGTATGTTTTTTGCTAACTCTGGAGACTCTTCCTGTAATTTTTTTAAATCCTGTTGAGATAAAGCCCTACCCTTTCCAGTTGTTGGGTCAACATAAAATGGGGCAATACCAATCGTTCCAGTACGAAAATCTCTTGGTTTCTCAAAAGAATCAAGAGCAGTGTTGCTATTAACTGTTTGAAAATTGTTATCACCAGTAGTAAGGGTTGTGGTGTTAGGATTAACTGTATGACTTAATGATATATAATTTTGAGTAGAACTACCAGTAGCGAAACTTTTTCCCTGAAAAGGGTAAGATACTGATTCTCCATCCTCAATTTTTGCAGACTGAATAACACTTCCATTATTATCGTAATCAACAGTAGTCTTATAGTTTACACCAGGAATATCTAAATTATAAAGCTCCACTGTTTGAGCTTGAGTTGTTTTTTTAGTGTCCTTTCCAGTTAATGAACTTTTCCCTAACTCATAAGCTTTATCAATAAGGTCTTGTTTTGTTATTGGAGTCGCATCATCAGCCTCCTCTTTGTCTTGTTGTACTAATTTTTCTAAATATCTGGAATGACTAGCTAAATCACCAGTTCCAGTTGTATTATTCCAAGAACCTGAGCCACCAAAAATAAATGCTTCCATTTTTTGTTTAGACGTTCTTTCATGGTCTTCGTAGTTTTTAGCTCCAGTTGTTTCATTTGTTCCAAAATCTACCATCTTAGAATAAGAAAACACAGTTTTGTCAAAATTTTCAGCTCCAGTGTTTTTAATAACATCATTAAATCCTAAGTCAGTTAAAAAGTTTCCAAAACTCTTTTGAGTTACCTCAAAGTCAGTATCTTGACCTGTATCCATATCTACCATAAAAGGTAAAGGATTACCATCTTTACCCTTCTCAGCTCTAGAGGGGTCTTCAGTTCCTTCTGTGTTACCATCTTTAGCAATATACATCTTTACTGGTTGTCCATCTTTTAAAACAGGATTTCCATCAGGGTCAGTTTGAATTTTTTGAGTTTGTTTTCTTTTCTTTACATCAACCATCAACCTTCCATCAGGACCAAAAGTAAAATTATAAGTTTCACCAGCCATACCTTGTTTCCAAAGTCCTGGCATGTCTACTAGCTTTTGGGCATTTTCAGAGTTGCCATACAAATCTCCTTGTTCGTGGTATAATCTAGATAAATAATCATACCTATCTTTTAAATCATTACCATATGTGTTGAATATTTTTGCTGCACCTTTCATGTTGTTTAAAGCATTATGTGCTCTTTTACAATTTGGTCCACAATCTTCAGAGTATGGGTCTATTCTCAAAACGTCAGCGTTGGCCATAGCAAACTGATAAGCCTGGTTATTTAAGTCTTCCTGTAAACCAAGCATAGCCTCGTTGTCAGTTCCAAATTCAGCTAAATCAAATTTATAAGGTTTGGGTTTAGTTTTCTCTTTATGCTCTTCCTGCATCATCTTAAGCTTCTTCCACTTAATCATTTGGTCACTCCAACCTTGAGCTTCTGCTACAAGGTCTCTTCTACCTACTATGTCTGATACATTAGCTATTGGCATATGTTGTATTTTAAAGTTTACCTACAGAGCCTCTCCCTAGGTTTCTAAATTTAAATTTTTGTTTTCCTGATGGTACACGTGGTTTATGTACAGCACCATGTTTTGCCATGGTCTTTCCAAATTCAGCAGCAGACTCAGCAGAGTCCTTTGCCTCTTTATCCCACTTTGTTAATAGTCTATCCATTAATTTAACTAAGCTTTCACCATCATTATTCTCAATCATCTTTCTCATTTGCTTAACATTCTTTGGTGGAACTATAGCTTCACCTCCAGTCATCTCACCTATCTTTTCTGGTTTACCCTCTTCACCATTTTTTTGAACTAAATCAATAGGGTTTTCTTTATGAGAAAATTTTCCTGGTGTTACCTCAGCTTCTCCAGCATCCATCATGTCTTTTTGAACACCACCTTTAGCAAATTTTTTCATTTTATCTTTAAGTTTACCACCACTAATTTTACCTAACTTAACATCTAGTTTGCCATAATTAACACCCAAAGTGTTCTTACCTATCTTTTTAACAGCACCCTCATGCTTTGTTCCTACAAGGTCTTGTGCTATAACACCCTTGTATCTACCAGGGCCCTGTGGAGCATCTTCATCGTCTTTATAATCAAACTCACTTACAGGTACACCATCTTTTGTTTTTCCAACTTTCTTAATATTTTTTTTCTCTTTTCTGTCTGACATAAGAGCACTTGCAGCCATACCAATACCTGCATCAATAGCACCATATTGTTGTTGTTGATAAGAAGCTAAATTAGATTGACCAGCCATAACATCTTCTCTAGCATAATCAGCTAGTTGAGCTTGCCTAGCATAATCAGCTTTTTCTCTTTCTTCTTGAATACCTCTAAGTTTTCCTCTCTCTGCAACACCTGCTTGCAATCCTTTTCTTTGAGCAGCAGCTTGTTCAGAAGCTAATGCTGATTCCTGTTGTTGTCCTGCTCTAGCAGCAGCAAATGGGTCTACCCTTGTTCCACCTCTTGTTGCAGCAGCCATGGCACCTGCTCTTGCTCTTTCAGCAGCTTCTTGTCTTCTCTGTATCTCTCCACCACCAAGACCCTCTTTCATCTTCTCAATCTCAGGAGACATTGTTAGTTTTTGTCTACTATTTCTAAGCTCCTCTTCTTTTGCTAACTGAGCTTGTCTATCAGCTTCAGCTTTAGCTATAGCTTTTTTAGACTCTTTGGCTCCCTTTATTCCAGATATTAATCCACCAATAAAGTATTTAGCAGCACTTAAACCTTTTAATTTTTTCTTCTTTCTAGCCATAGTTTTACAAATATAGTAATTATTATTTTATTTATTGCTAAGTTCACTGTTAATTACATTTGCATTTGCTGCAAATAAATGAATCTTATCTTTTGACCTTTTTGTTAGGGTTGCATCCATATAATTTCCCTTTAATCTATCTCCTTCAATGGTAGAATTTTTCTTTACAAACATAAAAGTATTTGCTAAAGAAGTTGTAGCATTAGACGCTAATGTAATCATTCTATCTTCATTAATAGTATCTATCACCCCAATTAGTGTTTCAGTTCCATTATTATCATAATAAATTGAATCCCCTATGTTTATTCCTGCAGATGTAAAGGTTGTGTTAGTTGTTGTTCCTTGAACCAATCCACCAACAAGAGCAGCCCATGTGGTGCTTCCAAAAATCTCTTCATTACCATTGTCTGAAGAAACATGACCTATACCAAAGTATTCTCCACCAGAAGTGTTAGTTGTGCCATTAGATATATGAGTGCTAAGAACATCTTCCCTATCTACCCAAGAACCTGAATATGTGGTAGCAGAGTTATTATAAGAAAGTCTATGAACCAATTCAGTGCTATTCATATTTGTTTCTAATTTTGTGTTGTAAGCACTTTTTTCAGCAGAGACAATAAACACACCTTCTAGTGCGTCACCTGACGATGTGGTGCTAGCTGTTATAAAAGCATTAACTTCATCAACACTTGTAACAATAGTATCTGAATCAGTTAAGGCAGTTATAACCCCCAGTGTTCTAAATGTTCCATTGTCATTGTAAAAAACTTCATCACCAACTTTAATGTCTGCTGAAGAGGATGTTAGATTTACATTAGAGCCTTCTAGGTTTGCACTACCTGTTGTTGCTGTTATTGTGGCTGGACCTGATGAAGACGCAACTGTTAGTATTGGGATTACTGAATATTTAGAGGGTCCTTCAAGAGATATGGAGTTAAAAGTTTTTACAGTTGATACATCAGCATTGAATGGGAAAGATATTTCTGACTCTTCAGCAAATGGATACTCATAAAATTGATTATGCCAGTTTGAGTCCATATCATGTTTATATAAATGCCCATCTTTAAAACTTATAAATGTTCTGTTTAATGCTCCATAATATTCTGGGTAATAAGTATAAAAAGAACTCCACCTGTTTGAGGGCTCATGGAAAGCTATAGTTTCAGGGTCTATATCAAGCTCTCTACCATTTATCTCATATTTTTGAGGTAAATCTTTATCTAAAAAACTTGTTTTAATTTTGTCACTTGTTTTTAAAGTGTTAAATGTTGTGGTCTCACTTTGGAAAACTTGTGAATTTGTATTAAAGAAAGCTTTCTTAGGTTTGTCAGATGTAGACTTAGTTGTTTTATATGTTGGTGGAAAACTAATTACGTATTCCTTATGTCTTCTGTCAAACCCACCAATTATAAATAAACCACCACCTAGTTTTTCTTCATATTCTGATTCTAATATTTGTTGGTATTGGTCCATCTTATCTCTAAAATAATCTGTCATTTTATAATCAGAGATAACTGTAATTCCATTCCCCCCTAACCTTAGGATAGCTCCTCTCTTTATGTCTGCAAAATATATTGATGAAGCCTCCACAGCTACAGATTCTGGATTCTTAGAAACACCATATTCTCCAGCAACTGGAGATGCAGTCTCAGGAAGAACATTATTAGATAGAGATATACCCTCATCTCCTGAAGGTGATGTTATTATAGATTTGTTTACTAGTATAGTTGATAGTTTGTTTTCTTGTAACATAACAAGATTAGTATCTCTAGAAACAAGCTTCTGTATTGAACCCAAAGATAAGTCATAGTCCATATATGGTCTTTGACTAAAGTTAAATGAGTGTAAGCCATTATATTGAGTATCAGGTTGGAAAACATCAGAATAAGTTAATGTTGCCTCTCTCCTTTGTTCCTTAGCAAATGTTGAAAAAACATTAGGCCTTCCTATGTTGTTGTGGTTAGTTTGCATAAAGTCATTTAAAAAATAACTCTCTACATATATAGCCCTCATGTCAAGTGCAGTACCATCTTCTAATACAGCTTGAATCTCTCTTGGCTTCCACCATATATCACCCCTTTTAAATATTCCCTGTGCAGGTGCTAACAATGTTTTGTCATTAGAATCGTAAACAGAACCATCTTGATTACTTAAAGGTCCTTGATGAAATCTTTCGTTAGTTCCAGGGTCACCAATATTCATTCTCTCAGCAAACTCATAATACAATGTTTCTTCTTCTTTTTCGTTTTTACTAGGTCTGTATATCTCAACCACAACTTTATGCCAGTTTGGTATTCTACCATTTGGTTGACCCTCAGCACCAGCTATACCATAGTTAGGTATTTTTGGGTCATCTAAAATAATAAATTTACCCTGAACACCAGATTGTGGTTCATTAAAAGCCCCACCAACAGGAGAGTTAGAAACCACGTGTGTTTCTTTCATGATTCCATCTTCATCATCACCAAGTTCGAATCTTCCTGGGAAATGACCTATGTCACTAATTTTAAAATCATAATACTCATCAAAAACACCATCGTCAGTACCATCAGCATCTAAGTCTCCTTTACTTATTAACCTTATTCTATCTCCCTCTGCGAAACTCCAGTCACCAATTAAGGCTCTGTTTTTTTCGCTATAACTCCAATCTCTACCATCCATTGTGTTTAGAGATATATATATTTTGGTATCGTTTTCTGCTTCACCTTCACCAACTCCAGCTTTTGCTCCTTTATTAACATATGCATTATCTACAGAAAACTGAAGGAACTGAGCAACAGATGTGTTCCTAGCATAAACCCAGTGATAGTATCTTGCCCATATTGGTGGTTTATGAAATATTTTCCAATAAACATCTGCTGGGGTAGCTTTATCACCATCACCTAGCTCAGAACTTACAATACCACTAGGGTTGTTAGCATTAAATGATGTTGGTGGATATTGGGCTAAATTTTTCTCAGGTGGGAACTGAACATAGCAGGACGAGTCTCTTTCAAAGGTTTCGCTAACATCCTCTGTATTTAACATAACTGTAGAGCTTCTACCTTTATAATCATAATATACTAATCCAAATCTATGGAAAGCTCCAGACTTAAATGATTGAGCACCATTAGCTGAGTGTATCATGTTTCCAAACCCTCCATTTACAGTGCTTATTATTTCCCAAACACCACCTGGACTCCATTGTCCTTTAGCTCCATCAAAAGAACTGTTCTCACTATCGTATTCAACTTCTAAATATTTTGCATTATACCTATCTCCATCTGTTTGACAACCAGACCTTGTTCCCAGTAAATTAGAAGAATCAACTGCCCAAAAATTACCACAACCTATAGAGCCTAAAACACCTTCACACTCTGTTGAATCATAATATGAATTTACCTCGTCATCAGGGGTTTCTCCAAACCAGCCAGATGATGAACCACGAATCCAACAATGTAGATTTGTTGTTGAACCACCAGAATGAGAATGATATGGAGGAGTAAAGCTACCAAATGGGTAGTAATAACCAGTTCCATCAGCGTTTGCGTTTCCAAACTCAAAAAGATGTCTTTTTGTAGAGCAACCATCATCAGGAAATGGGGCATTGTCACCATCACCATCACTAGCAATAGTTTGGCCATAAGGAGCAAACTCCATATATATAGCATTACCAGTTCCAAAGTCAGTATCTTCTTGCCTTATTCTAACCAATCTCATTAATGCAGCTCCCTGTCTCTGGGTTCCATCCCACCCATAAGTATGGGCACCAGGAGCAGCACCAGAGGAATCTGTTTCAGAACCACCATTCTTCATCCAAGTTGTGTATATTTTTCCTGGGTTATCTCCATCTTTATGGTTTGGATTATAGAAAGTGTTAGCTGAACCTGTTTGTGGGTCTATACTAAAGTCAGTCCCCCTATTATCATCTAAGCCCCCTCCAGTAGGAACTTGGTCAAAGTTAGCCATAGCTTTTATATCATTTATAAAAAACGTAATAAGCTCATTCATGCCTCCACCACCAAGAGCTCTTGATAAATCTATTTGATACCCAAACCATTTAAAGCCTTTTGTAGCATCATCTTGATTGCTTCCATTGTCTTCCCAGTCAAATGGGTAAAATGATTGTTTTCCAAAACCAGCAGTGCTGGACCCAAATAGTGTTCTATATCTTTCCCTGTGTTTAACTCTTATTCTAAATAAGTCTCCTGAAGTCCCACTTGTTGGGAATACTATCTTAACCCTACTTATAAGTGGATTAACGTCCCAAGCAGCTTGTTTCATTATGTGCTTTCTATCACCATCACCTATACCCAAACCTTGGGCAGATAACATGCCTTCTCCATCAACAGTGTTTACTGCATAAGCGTTTCCTCCCCCTGCTCTATGTTTGTAGGGAGTTGTGTCAGAAACATGCATAGCATCCTCACCAACAGTTCCATATAAACCATTGTTTGTGTCTCCATTTGTCCCCCTTAACCAGTTCATGTTAGGGTCGTTAAAACCACTAGCTAGCTTATGTCCATCTCCAGAAGTCACTCCATCCTCTGTAAAGAAACCCTCCCAAGAACCATTTTCTAATTGAGTGAATGAATATGGGTTAAAATTTTCTTCTCCATATGGTGCATCCTTGTCATTGTATATTGGAGATAAGTGATAGTGTGGATTGCACTGGTCAAATCCATCTACATAGTTACCATATATAATTCTGTTTTCATTAACCAACTCTTGTGCCTTAGCTCTTTTGGGAACCATATCATAGAGTTTATCAAAAGCTACAGGGTCAACCTGAGAATATACACCATCATTTCTAAAGTTAATAAACCCATAGGGTTCTTTAGAATATTTTATCTCAGAACCATTGGTTTCCATACTTGTTAAATATGGAACATTCTGTGTGGTTACACTTGTATAATCATATTGTGGGAAGCCAGACTCACCTGTTATTGAGACGTTGTTAGAAGGAGAGTAAGAACTGTCATAGTATTTGTTCTCAATAGTGGCTATAAGATAGTATTCACCTTTATTACCTTCATGTGGAGATGTTTCTATATAAGAACATTTTCTAGCGACTATCTCTATTTTATCAACATCAGAAGGTCCATTATGATACCAGACCCTGATTTGATTGTATGGGTTTTGAAACTTCTCATCAACCTTGTTTGCGTAGTATTGAGGAGCTGGAAGTACAAAGCTCCACTCTGAGTAAGCACTAACTTCATTGTTTTTGTATATATATCTATATGCAAACTGCCACATAAAACCATATAAATTATTTTTATTATATGCATAATCAAAAAGTGAACTACCCTCAACAGAGGTTATTGATGCGTCTGCATATACAACTTCTCCTGGCTTAACTGTTCCAGAGGATAAAGCTTCTCCATCCCCATCAGTAAGTGTGCTTAAGTCTGCATCAGTAGATGATACATTTTTTATAGGGGTTTGATGAAAGTATATAGGAGCTGCAGGTCTTGTTTTACAAACATCTATATATTTAAGTTTTTTCTCAAAATTAACTGACTCATTTCCATCTTGTGAACTTGTGTAAAATTCAAATGGATACATTGTTTCTAAATCAAATGCAGTTGTAGGGTTAATTGTAAAAGCTCCACCATCATAATAAACAGCCCAGCCAGCCTTAGCCATCTCTACATTTATATACTTAGGCTCATTGTTTCTTGTTTCTAACAAGTGTTGATAGGTATTGTCACTAGTCCAGTATAATAAATCTCCTATCTTATTTATACCAGTTATTAATGTGTTTTTATCAAACCTAAGAACATCATTGCCCTTTTCTCCATTGTCTCTAAAAACAGTAGAAACTGTATCTGTGTTGACATTGTATTCTAATATTGTGTGAAAAAACTGTTTATTATATAAGAAGTAATATATGCAGTTTTTAGGTTTATCCTCATAAGAGCCAATAACCCTATAGTCTAATTTGTTAGAACCAAAAGATGGTAATGTTAGAGTTGGAGTTTTTTCTTTTTCCATCCCTTTTAGATTTTCTAACAACTGAGAACTTCTATCTTCAGAAGATACTATTCTTACATTTTTTGCATAGAAATAGTCTCCATTAGGTAAAACCCTGGAATCGTCATCCCTATTAAGACCCCCTTGAAAATTCCTCTTATCTTGCATTTGTTCTAAATTTTAGGAGCTTGCTTAAATGGTTTTCTTATAGTTTGTAAAGCCTCTTGTTTTGTGAAACTTAACATTCTAGCCCTAGCAAGTCTTTTCTGGTTGTAATAATCTCTTTTAGCAGAGTCTTTCTCTCCAATATCTACTCCTCTTTTTCTATGTATAGATTTCCAATATATATATGCTCTCATAGCATCAGATAAAAACTCATGAACAACAACCTCCCCCTCTGTTGGATGAACAAGAGAGTTTGATATATATTCTAGTATTATCTTTTTTCCTGATAAAGGAGATGTAAATTGTATTGTTGAACCTTCTGAATCAACCCTATAATATCCATTTGCATTGTTTCCACCACCTAAACCATATTCTTGAGTATACTCAAAATAAGATGGATTTAATTCATCATCATTAACTTGAGTGGAATTAGCAGCAGTAGATATTAATGATTTCTGATTTCTTAACCCAAGTAGATGAACGTCTCCATCGTTACCATAAACACCTATCTTAGTGTATTTTACATAATCATTAGGAAGGTCTATAGATAACGTGTTAGAATCAACAACAAGCTCAATAGTTCTAATTACACCAGAAACATCAAAGCTTAACTCTTTCATTCCATGCATCCCTAATTTAAAGTATCTAAGGAAATCACTCTCACTTGTCTTTCCCTCTTCTACTAGTAGGTCATTTATTATATCTTCTAATTTTATATACATATTATGTTATATCTACATTATCATTTGTTAAATCTTCTTTTGCAGCTCTCATTGTTGTAAAAGTGGCTACTAAAGATTTTATCATATCAACTATAGCGTCTGATGGTAATGGAAACTGGTCTTCAAATTTTAAAGACGCTGACTTAGACAGCATCCAAACAGAAACATAACTAGTAATATTTTTGGGGTCAACTATGAGTGGGTCGTGAAAATTTGTTTCCCCATAAAAATAAATTCTATTATTAAGAGTATTATATTGTGGTTCATCAGAAAACCAATCAGTTCCAAAGTTAATATTTGTGGTTGATGTACTTATTGGACCATCTGGACCTTCAGTAGTTGAATTAACTGTTTTTCCTGAATATCCAACTCCATTTAACTGCCTATACCAATACTTTCTACCACTTAAGGCTATTGCGTTGTCATACATCTTTGAGTAAACTCCAGGATTAGACATTCTAGTATAGCAGTGCATTTCATTGTAGTTTGCTGACTCTGCTATATCTCCAGTGCTCACTAGTGCTGCAGTAGATGTTCCCAGCAGACCAGTGCTTGGTATAACCTCATCAAATCCTCCCAAAGGAAACATTTCTTTAAAATATAATTTATTAGATTGCCAAGTTAAATCAATTCCATAAATCTTTAAAATACCAGAATATTTATTCATAAACATTTTAATCAAATTGTCATCAGAGACCCCTTGTATGGTTCCATCATTTTGACCATAATTAGTTGTTCTTAAATCGTTTAAATCAATAAAAACAGACATTGTTAAGGTGGTTGAATCTTTACCCTTAACTCCAAGAGAATCTTCTTCTAGTTCGTATATTCTTTTGTTTCTTGGATAATTTATTTGTACAGACAATCCTGCTTGAGGAACTACATCAACAGCTCCTTCAGAAAAATCTCCACCTTCATTTGGGTTGTTAGTAGACGTTATAGTGACTACACTATCCCCAGTTAAAAGAGATTTTATGTCCATGTTATTAGAATTATCAACACCAAGGCTAAAATCTTTATTGTAAGATTGGAAATAAATATTCGTCTTCATATTTGCCCCACCATCGTAGTTTGAGTAAAATATTAAATCATTTTTAAATAAGAAGTCGTTAAAATCAGCATTTCTTTGTAGGCTATGAACCAATTCTTGCATGTTTATGTTATCTGCTGTAACTCCTCCTTTTATTTTTCCATCTTTATTGTAATAATCAAAAGTAAAACTATAGCTCTTTACTGTTGCAGTAGTTAGACCATATTGAAAATTAAAAACAAATCTATTCCCAATTTCACCTGTCGCTGTTGATTTACTAAAAATGTAAGAACTGCTGGAGAAATTTGTATCTACACTATATACAATGTCTTGTGCTGTTAAACTCCATTCTTCAAGTTTTCCATGTCCCTCTAAAAGATTAACTCTACAAACCCTATATATACTTCCATCTTGTGGTAGGTTTACTGGCATTTGTGGTAAAACAACATAAGGTCTACCACCAGCTCCATAAACACCTGAAGTGTCATTATACATCTCTAAAACATGAACGCTTAGAAACTCACTTGGTATTTCATGTTCTCCTAGTGTAGCATTCTCTAATATGGTTTTTCTTATTAAAGCATCTCTTTCGTGCTCCATAAGAACACCAACCTCTTGCATTGTAACTTTTGAATCATCAGTCAGGGCACCACCATTAACTATCCTTAATACCTGTTCTGCTATTTGTCCTTTTGTTGCCATTATTTATTTTGTTCTGCCACTGTTACTGTACCATATTCAACTATTGTTTGCTCTCTTAATGTTACTCCAATATAAGCTAATATTCTGTGAGCAATTTCTTTGTGTGTAGTTTCAGGTAATGTCAGTTGAGTTGAGTTTGTGCTATTATAAATCTCCACATTATTGACTGTGTTATAAGCCCAATTTGGTGTAGGTGGTTTTTTAATATAAGTTAACCTAACTGTACCAATATCCTCACTACCACCTAAATCTGCAGTAGTTATAAAAACCCTAATACCTTGAGGTGTTACAATTCCAACTGGAAAATCTTCTGATGGTGGATTTAAATAACTCTCTCTTCTTCTCCATATTTCATTCACATCAACCATATCAACAGGTTTGCCATTATATCTAGCACTTAAAAAATACAGATAATCTCCAGTTGCTCCAAAAACATCTACATCATCACCTGTTGCCTCTGTATCATTCTGATTTGTGTTAAAGTCTCCATCTCCATCATTTGCTAATGCAATATTATAAGCTATAACAGGTCTCAACTCATCCCAAAACTGTGCATTTGTTTTGTATCCATTAACAACTCCATCAGGAGAAACTGTTCCAACCCTGTCCTTTATAAGGTCTAGCTGTGCTCTCTCAGCCAATAAATTAAATTCAGAAGGTTTTATCCACCCTCTGTTTTCTTTATTAGCCATTGTTTTTACAAATCTGTATACTTCATCTATTGTCATAGATACAAATATAACAAAAAAAAGGGGGCTACAAAAGCAACCCCCTCTAAAAATAGGTATATAGAGTTTTTATTAACTATTGAATCTGGCTAATTGTTTCTTTATTTCATTCAAAACAAGTTCTCCATCTTCTTCTAAACAGTATCCAGCAAAATGGTCAATTGGTTTTACTCCAACAGGAACATGACATATAGTGGACAAATGGTCACCCTTTTTCCAAGAAATTCTATTTGATTCTAATTTTATAATTGAATAATCTTTAGCGTTTAATATAATTTCCTTTATACCTGTCATAGGGTCATCTAAACCTGTTATAAAAGATGCTGGTGACTTTTTAGCCAACACTTTCATATCATATCTAATTTCTTCTGTTGATTTATCAACATTAACACCCAGGACCTTAGCATAACCAATAAGTTTATCAATAGGCATTTTAAGAGCTAAAGACATAGCATCTATCTCTTTCATTTCTTTACTAATAACTTGTTTAGCGTCTACAGATTTATCAACTAATTCAAATCTTGGAGATTTATCTTTCATCCTATTAGGATTACTTTTATTTAAATTACAATTATCTAAATAATTCTTTAGGGTTGGATTTTGATTTTGAACAACTAAAATTCCTTCACTAAAAATAATTGGAGATTTGATTTTAGCATCTTCTTTTTGTTCATCTTCGTATATTGAAGACTCACCAGGAATATATCTTATTTTTCTATTTATTCCTTTTATTGGGTCATAAATAACATCTTCAGCTTTTATCATATAAACAACAGGATACTGTGTTTTATTTGTTCCTGGTATTTTTTTTCCACCAAGTAACTTGTATAAAGTAGGTTTCTCTGATTTTTGACCAAAACTTGGACTAACAAAAGGATTTGATTTTTTCTTAGGCATTGGTGGAACTTTAAAGTCTACCTCTGCTGAAACTGGCTCTAATACTCCTGTATTAACTGCAGTTTTCTTTTTTGGGAATGTTTTTTTCTTTGTCATTATATTAAATATTAAATTAAAATTAAAATTAAGATACCTTTGGAAGGGGAGAAACTCCCCCTCCTTGGATATGTTCTTTATACTGCCTGTATATCATTTCAAGACAGTTCAACAGTTCCAACAATTAACTGTGTGCAGCAGCAATAGCTATTGTGCCTACAGCAGTAATTGTGGGAGAAAAGTAACTTGGGCCAAATCGTTCTAGTTCAGTATTAACAACATCTATTGATGTGCAATCATCTGCAACCATAAACCATCCACTCTTTTTCTTCTTAACGTCAACTAGTTTTGCTGTAAAGTCCTTAATAAAGTCTTTTACAGTGTGAGACGCAGACAAAGTTAATTGAACAGAATCTGAAATAGTTTCTGAATTATCTGCCTGGTCCATACCATTGTGATTAAGCATAGACTTAAAATACAATGTAACTGTGTTAACACCTGAAGCACTAGATGCCTCTAGTCCAGCGTATGATGATAATGGGAATAAACAAGAATCGTCATTGCCACTGTCACTTCCTATCGTAGCTTGAGTTCTAAAGTATAAATAAATTTCGTTCATTTTTTCAGTATTAAATAGTTATAAATTAAGTTAGCATAGCATCGACAGTGATTGTGCCTACAGCATTGATATACGTAGACGCATATCTAGCACTGTTTTTATCAGCATCATCACCAGTGCCATCATTGGCAGCATCATCTCCTACTACTAACATTCCTTTTTTACTTGAACTAAAAAAATTAACCAAATCCTTCATTGCTCTCTTATGAGTATTATTAGTCCCCAACCTCAAGTCAACAGAATCACTTACGACAACTTCATCAGCCCTGTCTGAATCACCATCGTGATTAGTCATAGACTTAAAGTATAGTGTCAATATACCTCCTGCTGTTGGAACCATCCCTGCCAAACTAGATAGGGGGAAACAACAAGAGTCAACAGATATTGCACCATCATCAGCGATTGCTGTAACTGTTCTGAAATATAAATATTTTTCTTCCATTTTAATAATAATTTTAAGAGTTAGCAGCTTTTACAGCAATTGTACCAACTGCTGAAATTAATGAAGAGATATAGCTTTTATCTGAAGCTGAATCACTTATTATAATATCTCCATGTCCACCCTTAGCAGAAGCAAATTGGTCACATATAGCATTCATAAGCTGTCTGTGAGTATTAGCAGTTGCTAAAGTTAAAGGGACAGCGTCACTGGTAACTTCTGCGTTACCAGTGTCTGTATGTCCATCATGATTTTTCATGGATTTAAAATATAATGTTAATTCAGAGTTTCCTGATGGCTGCATACCTGCAAAAGAAGATATGGGAAAGCCAACAAAAGTTTCTCCACCAGCTAAAAAGGTTTGGGAAACTGCTGTTGTAATAGCAGTTGTTCCCCCACCTGCAGCACTTACTAATGCATTTGCATCAGCATTTGCAGCAATAGCTGTAGCTATACCATTGGCATGTTGGTCATTACTAGTTCCAATAGCAGCAGTAATAGCATTACCAGAAACAGATACAGTCACCTGACTCTCTGTTCCAGACTCTGGAATAGCAATAGAAACTAAATTACCCTTACTACTCGTATCTCTAGCTGTTAAAGTTAACTCACCAACAGCAATAGTAGCTGCTGCAGAAGAGTTAAAGTATATATAATTTTCTTTCATTTTTACGAGTTTAAATAGTTAGTAATTACGATTTCTTAATCAACATGAATCTATTAGGTGCAAAACCTTCAAAACCTCTCTCAGTTCTATAGTGAGACTTCAAGTGGTCACTATCATTAGTTTTATTCTTAAGAACAGCAGAACCTGTTAACCAGTGTTCCATTTCTCTTGAATAACCATTTGCAGCCTTATATCTGATTCTAAGTGATGGTATCTTTGAACCACTCTTAGCATCACGCTGAGTATCCATAGGAATACACATACCATATCCTGAGAAGTTTGAACCAGCAGTTCCTAATAATTTAGGATGATTAAACACATCATAAGTTTTCTTATGGAATGTATATCCACCTCTAGTGAAAGAGTTAAACCCTAAGTTAAGAGCCATATCTTTCTTATTTTGGAACGTACCATAATTAGCACCACCTGAAGCAAAAGCTCCTTGAGCAGCTAATAAGTCATCAATATCTAAAGATAAATCAATACCAGCGTAAAGAGCCATCTCTTTAGCACCTCGATATTTATCTAAAGACTTAACCATAGCATCAAAATCTGCCATAGTAATTGAAGAAGCTCCTAAGTCCATTGACTGACCTCTATTTTCTATAAAAGAAAGTAAACCTTCAGTACCTCTAATATCAGTTCCAGTAAAGCCAGCAGTTACGTTAGCATTTTGTTGACCTATAATTAATTGTAATTCACAATAATCTAAGAATCGCTTATAAGTATCAGCCTCACCTTTTAAGTACCATAGGTAACCAGAGCCCATTTTTTCGTTGTCTACCTTAAAGTAAACTACGTTAGTAGCCTCAGTACCTGATACCTCAAATGATTCTTTTATAATCATCACATTGTTTTCATAAGTATGAACTCTAGGTAATAAAGAGCCTGGCTGTCCACTTCCTTCTGCGTGAGCATTACCAACAATAGCGAATCTTAATTGAGCAGTAGCACTGAATGTAAACGTACCACTTAAACAAAGCATGGTAACATTACTAGTAGTAGCAGCAACATTAGATACATATCCTAACTCACCATTAGGTGCCATTAGTATATCACCTACTCTTACTGGTGAATCTACGTTAGTATCAATAGTTGTGTCATCACCAACAGCATCAGTATTGTCTTCTGCTGCATAGGTAAATACCTCTGCACCAGTTCCATATGAACCATCAGCACTAGTTAATAACACAGAATTGTGAATAAATGCCTCTTCATAATGTGAAAAGGTTGTTTGGGTTGTTTCTTTTTTGGCCCCCACCAATTCAAGTAGACCAGTAATACCTTGATTACCATATCTCTTGACAAAATTCTCATCTACGTCTCGCTTATGCATAGCTAAAGCAGCAGTAGTTAGAGCACTTACATAATTGTCCTGGGTAGCTAACGCAACACTTGTTGGGTTAAGAACCATCCCAGTACCTAAACTTACACTTGCCATAATTTATAATTTTATTTTTTAATAATTTATTTTAATACATTTTAGCCCCATAGAGTTGAGTCACCAAAAATTTGGTCACTTATTTGTTTATCTATGTTGCCACCTCCTTTAGTATCAGTTACTTTAGCAGGCTCAAAAGATGGATTTTTAATATCCTGAAGAACTTGTTCAGAACCTTTAGACCTGTATTGACTAGCAACACTTCTAACTATTTTGTCTTGCAACTTCATAGCCATCATATCTAAAGCTAAACTTTCCTTATCTAAATTACCTTGCTCGTCCATATATGGTTCAAAGAAGTCATCTAAATTAGATAACGCTTCTCCCACAACCTGCTTGTCTTCATCAGTTAGTTTATAGTCAAAACTTTCATTATCATTTATTTTAAAAGTTAAAGACTCAATACTATCTAATTCTTCATCCATATCATTATAAAATGTTTCTCTAGCTTTATCAACTTCAGCTTCCATGTTTTGAAGTTCTTCATCAGAATAAGTGTCTCCAGATTGTTCTGGTGACCAATACTCTTCTTGAAGTTCTTTTAACTCGCCTCTAGCTTTAGAAACATCTCTCTTAAGATGGATTTTACCCAATTCAGTTTCTTCAGGACTGTATTTATCCTCGTTAAGTTTATACGTGCTATCAAAAAATAGGTCTATTTCTTTCTGACTAAGTTCTGGGTTTTCCAGAGATAGGTATTCTTTTATTACATCAGACTCAGACATTTCGTCATAATTCTGTGTTTGTGTTTTAAAGTAGTCTTGTGGACTCCTACCTGTTTCAGAAACAAATCTATTCAACTCTGCCATCTGTTCGCTAGCAAAGTTTTGACCATCACTTTTACCTTCCAAATCATCTAACAATTCATTTAAATCCTCATACTCTGTACCATACGTTTCGTTTAGCATAGATAGAGTTTTGTCGTATGAATCATTAGAAGAATCTTGGGCTTCTGAAGATTGTTCTTCAGTTTCTTGCTCGTTTTCTTCTTTACGAGAATCTGATTTCAAAGAGCTTTCTATAATCTCCTGTGGACTTTCCTCATCTTGAGTCATTTCTACAGGAGTTTCTTGTTCTTGGGTTTCTTCTTTATTTTCAGTTAAATCAATTATATTACTTTCTAACTGAGAGTCTTCACTATTAGCATTTGGAGTAGACTCATGAGAAACCTCTATTTCTGTACCAGTTAAATTTGCAAATTCACTGGCAACATCTAGTTTTTCTTCACTCATTTTATATTAAATTAAATTGTTATTACTTTTTGCAAATATATTAAATATTATTAACAAACAATAATTATCTAAGAATATTTGGCAATGGATTATCAATATTTTCTTCTTCCATTTGTTGTTGAGATGAAGAAGGTGTCTCTAATTCTGTTAATGGCAAAGCTCTATCTCTTTTTTGCTCTATCATTCTAGACTGGTTATAAGCAGCTTTATCCTGAGAATCTAATTTTATTTTACCAGATACATCAGCAACTTCTTTTTTGCCAGAATTGTTTAAAGCAATCTCTTTCATTCTTCTTTGGTGATTCATATCCTCTAATTGATTCTTTAACTTAAACTCTGCCTCTAATCTCCTTAAGTCTGCTTGTGCTTCGCTTTCTATTTTAGCTTGTTCTATTCTAGCCATAAACTCTGTTTCTTGTAGCTTTAGTTTAGATTGTTGCTCATTAGATTGTTGTTGAATATTTGCATTCATCTTTTGAGCTTCTTTAGCCTTTCTTTCTTCCTCTTCTTGATATTTCTTTCTTCTAAACATTAAAACTTGATTAGCTAGTTTAACATTCTTAATTCTTCTTATTGTTATAACATCCTCAAGTCTTATTTCTTTTTGAGCAAGAGACATCTGTAGATTAGCTTCTAATTGACTTTTTTCCTGCTCGTCTGGAGCAACATCTAGAGTTATTCCAAATTCGTTTATAGATATGTCTTGGTTCACTCCAAACATAGTTACTGCAGACTTTCCTATAGCATTTGTGTAAGATTTTTTCTTAGATTTACTTTCTAAAACATCTTGTAATCTCATTACCACGCACTCTGCAACCCTCTTGGTTATACTTAAATATCCATCATTTATATTTCTGGTTGCATTATTAGAAGCCATTATCTGTAGTTTCTGAACACCAACTAAAGCTTCACTTGGTGGTTTAGCCCCCTCCCTAGCTTCATTAACTCCTGTAACATCTCTAATCATTTGTAGGTTATGGGCATATACAGATATAAGCTTTTCCATATCACTACCTATACCATTTTCAAGTTCCTGAACAGGGACAGCTCCTGATGGCTCTCCTGTATCACTCATGGTTCTGTAATATATATTACCAGTTTGGTCATATATTTCCTGAAGTTCTAATGGTGTAAATGTTCCCCCATCTCCCTTTGATACATTTTCTAATGCACCAAGCTCAAAAGCAGCACCCTTTGGTCTAGCTTTTGCTATAACTTGTTGTAACTTTAAATGAGCTAATTGTATTTGGTCTGCAAATGGAATCATTCTTTCAACCATAGATTTATTGACCATTTTATGGGTTCCAGGTGCATATACAACATATGATAATTTTGTCTCTGTAAGATTAGACTTGTTTCTCATCATGTTTTTTGCTAAACCATAGTTTATACAAAAATCAGTTCCTACAATCCATTTACCTGAATAAACAACTTTAACAGATGTTTTTATTAACTCTCTCTCAAACTTAGATTTCTTTGGTTTCTTATAACTTCCCTTTTTCTTAGTTACAGTATATCCACCATAAGCGTTTTTCTTTTTCTCATACTTAAGTTCATTAACAGATAAAAACTCAGCATCCATAATTGTAACTCTGTACTTATCGTACTCAAACTCATCTTGATATTCATTCATGTAAGATTCATAGTTGGGGGACATATTACTGTTGTGATTTTTACCAGCGTATTCTTGAGCTATTTTTTCATAATCTTGCTCTGTTAATTGGTCTCCAGCTATTCTTTTTAATTCACCTATAGTTATTGTATAAACTTCACCAGCGTGTTGTATATCGCTATAATCTTCACTATTTGTATATGAAGTAACTAAATTAGATGGGTCTACATACTTTATTTTTACACCAGTATTTGGGTCTATTGAAGTTTTTGTTGCACCAATCCCACAAACAAGAAGGTCTCGTATAACAGCTTTTTTTATAGAGTTATAGTTGTTCACATCCATTACAAATTTAACCCCATTCTCAACAGCAATTTCTGTTGACTGTTTGTAGTTAAGTGCCATGTGTATATCTAACTCTTCTTGAGTTTGTGGTATGTACCCCTTTTGCTCAACATCATACCCTGTAGCTTTATTAAAGTCTTTCATTGCAGGATGGATTAACATCTTAGCGAACAATGTTTTTTTATCCTTTTCTCTTAAGGTTTCTGATATTGGGTCTATAGCATTTGCAACAATCTCATATTCTTGATTACACAAGTCATTAACTATTAAATCTACAAACTTTGGTATTATATTAACTGGAGTCCAATCAAGATTAAGGTAAGATGAGTCACCTTCAACATCTAATAAATCTTTATATTTAGAAACATTTTGAGAACCTTGAGCATAAGTTCTAGCTTTTGTATACCTAGACTTTCTGCTATCCACCTTCATGTCAGCATTATCTTTCCAGTCGTGATACATTTTTTTAAAATATGCTAAACCATATTCTATTTTTTCTTTCTGCTCTGGAGGCACAAATGGACTTGGGTATCCACCAACTTTTTTTACCTTTTCAATAGCATTTTCTAAATATTTCATTTATTGTATTTTTTTAGATAAGTTACCCCTATTACTATAAGTTTTTACAAATTTAACAAATTTTGGCGATTCTTCCTTAATTCTGACAAATTTTTGTGATGCAAGCAATGCTAAACTAGAACTTATTGTAGCATCAAATTTAGTTCTGTTATTTATATCGAACCTACTCCAGTCATCTAGAAGCTTATTAAAGTAGCATTTTCCTATCTCTCCTGTTGATGGTTTTAGTCCAACATGGTCATATATGTAAGTTGCCACTGCCTCAGCTTGAGCATTGATAACAGCCACTCCAGAACCTGGTATACCCTTTGTTTGTTGTTTTCTACTAAAATCAGTATGTGTTGATTCAGGTCTGTCCATTAGATACTCATAATAACCCCTTCTCTCAAAATATTTTATTATTCCTATTTTATTATTCTCAACAAGAATTTGACAACCATAAAAAACACATTGCTTAATCATGTCTTCATAAAATATTTCTGCTTTTGGTGGTCTAAATATGTATTCACAAACAAACTGTTCACATGGTGCACCTTCATCCATTGTAAATTTATGATAAACATGGCAAGCTGCATTAGACCTTCTACCATCTGTTGTTGTGTCATGGTCATAGGGGTCACAACCTGAAACTAAGTTAATAGAGTTTCCTGGTCTTTTTTTACCCCCCTTTGTATCTATGAGGTTTCTTTTACCTTCGTCTGGAACCCAACATATTTCCCACTTACCTTTGTTGTTTGGAACCCATATAACCTCACTGTCTTGAATACCATTTTTCCATATAAAATCACCCTTGGTTGTTAGATTTTCAGAAATTTCATTATAATCCATTTGTTGATATATCTTTTCTACATCAAACACACTGGATAATGAATCATTTCTAAAAGCTTCTTCTGATGTAAATGGAAATTGTCTTTTAAATTCTGATAACTCATTTGTGTTATTCTTTAAACCCTCTCTTCTATTTTTTATGTAGTCTTTTGAACCAATATCTATATTAGCACCATCCATTCCCATAACTGGATTTTTAGGTGTTTCTGAAACAGAGAATCCATACTCATCAATAAATCCCTCTAGGTTTTCGTCTGCAGGTATAAATAAAGAATACAATCCAGACTTAGTTCTTTTATTTAAATCTTTATCTGTTACGTCAGAGTCATGATATAGGTTTTTATACTCTAATCCACCATCCTCTAGTTTATTAGCAGTAGAACCCATCATACATTTACCAACAATTTTTCTACCAAGTAAAAGACATGTTTGAGTTACAGACCAGTTCTTAGCTATAGATGTTGAACCTGTCCATTTACCAGCCTCATCATGAACAAGTAATTTAAGCTTCATACCATCGTAACTATTGTCAGCAGTATTTCTCCAATCAATAACTGTATTAAGTGCTTCTGATTGTTGTATATGTTTATTTTTCTTTGTTATTTTTTTTG